AGAAAGCCATAAACCAGGAAGATTGTCTATGTGGGAGCGTGAGCCTGCGTTGAAGTGCTATCAAACTGTATTCAACAACTATAAAGAGAACTGGATGTCTCCTATAGGATTGTATACGTGGGATAATCCAGATGATGCATATTGGTTCCAAGGCCCTGATGATAAAGAGCCATGGAAAGAGACACATCCTAGTCATGTACACCATTATAATTATTTAAATGATATTGTACGTCCTAGTTTAGGATTAGAAAAAGAAAACTGCAATAAACAAAAAAATTTATATAACCAATTAAGTCAATTTAGAAAAGAACATAAAGATCTTATTGGTTTTGAACAACGAATATTAGATGAATTAGTCGATATTAATACAGGATATGAAGGATTTTAAAATATGAGTAAATCGGTTTGGATTGCAGGAATAGCCAGAGGACACAATGCTGGAGTATGTCTATTAAAAGATGGTGAAGTTGTATTTGCCATAGAAGAAGAACGTTTAACAAGACAAAAATATGACGGTGCTCCTTATGCCGCTATTGTGAAAATTTTAGAATATACAGATAAACTTGATTATCTGATTGTAGCTCATACGCAATCATTACAATCATCTGCAGGAAAAATTGACTTTAGTGGTGACGATCCATATACTGGATTAGCAAGAAAGTTAGGACTAATTCAACGTGGACATAATTCATATGCGGAAAGCCATCCGCAAGTTATTGATCTAAGTCATATTCATCATAAATTACATGCCGCTTGTGCATTTTATCGTAGTGGATTTAATTCCGCAGTTGCACTTGTAGTTGACGGTGCTGGAACCTTTCTTGATTTTCGTGTTAATAACGAAGGAATGACATGTTGGGAAACTGAAAGTATTTTTGATTGCGAGTATCCAGTAACATTTAAAACACTTTATAAACATGTGGGCGTTAGAGGTCCATTAATAGGTAGTAAAATAGGAAACTTTTCTAGTGAAATGTTTGATGAGCCTGAAGGTTCCACACATATTTTACATGTCTCAGAAAATGCCGGCATTACAAAAGCATACGAAGCCGTTACAGAATATTGTGGCTTTCAATTTATTGAAGCAGGAAAAACAATGGGCCTATTTCCTTATGGAAAAGAAAATCCTAAGTGTCCGAAAATATTTAGAGATGATACAATTTACCCTATAGCAGATAGACAAGTTATTATACCTGATTATCCAAATGGTGCTCATGTTAATTATAATATGTTTACTGAACTTGCAAAAGGCGACGTTACAAGAGATGAAAAAATCGATATTACAGAATATCAAAATCGTAGAGACTTTGCTTATTCTATACAAACACAAACACAAGACGAAGTTGTAAAACTTATTAAAGAATCTGTTAAATTAAGTGGCAAAAAGAAAGTTGTAATTAGCGGTGGGTATGGATTAAATTGTGTTGCAAATTATCATTATTTAGAAGCACTTAAAGATGAAGATATTGAAATTTATGTTGAACCAGTTTCAAATGATGCTGGCACGGCAATGGGTGCGGCATTACTATGGCATAGAAAGTTAACTGGTGATACTACTGTTAACCCACAAGTTGAAACATTATATGAAGGGCCGAAATATAACTATTCCGTAGATCAAATACATGAAGTTGCAAAGAAATATAATGCTGATGTAAAAACAGCAACAATTGACGATGCTGTAACATTATTAACAGATAGAAAAATTGTAACACTATTTCAAGGAAGAAGTGAGAACGGTCCAAGAGCATTAGGAAATAGAACTATTATGTATGACCCGTCAGATCCTAATGGTAAGGACCATGTAAATGAAGTAAAACATAGAGAATATTTTAGACCATTTGCAGGAACAATTTTAGAAGAAGATGTTCATGAATGGTTTGATTTGCGTGGAATGGAATCATCACCAACTATGATGTATGCTGTAAATTGTCAGGATGGTATTGCTGAACGAATTCCTGCAATTATTCATGTAGATGGAACTTGTAGAATTCAAACAGTAAATGAAAAACAAAATCCCCATTATTATAATATTATTAAAGCCTTTAAGGAAAAAACAGGTATTTCTATAGTGTTTAATACTAGCTTTAATTTAGCTGGCGAGCCATTAGTTGAAACACTAGATGATGCTATTAGGACCCTTGCAAATAGTGATATTGAATACTTATTCCTGCCTGAATATAACAAATTAATCACCGTATCAAACTATTAACAAAATATAGATATTCTTGGAACCCGTGTTTTTAGGTAAATACATAAAACAAAGAGGATTAGAATGTTCGATATTAGCAAATACTTCCGCAAAGGAGCCAATAATTCAATTGAATTTAAAAACGGCGCCAACCTTAGCTATTCTGGACCATCATCTACTCTAGTTGAAAGTGGTACAGAAATAGATCGTTGGTATGTGGGCGAATTTATGGGTGCTGAATATACAATAGCTTGTGATGTTTCTACAACACGTAAAGAAGTGATAAAGGCGCTTTGTACAGCAAGTCCAGAAAAAGCTAACATTATGGTTTATGGCCGGAGCAATTTAGGTCATGATTTACTCCGACTAGAAGTAGTAGTTACAGATTCATATTTTAGTTTAGTTGCATATCCTAGAGAACAAGATGACTCCACAGTAATTGCAGGAGCTAAGGTAATTTATAGTGCGAATTACTACAAAACACAGAACGAAGCCACTGCTACATGATGTCGATAAATACATACGGAGCCAATAAATGAGTGTAACTAAATCACCCTTTGAAGCACAAGCAGGATACAAAAGCCCAGGATTTACTGTAGATGAGCTAGGTAATGTAACTGTTCGTACTTTAACATATACTGCACAAGAAGAAGCATCAGTTAGTGGTGACTTTATTCTAAGAGATAATGGTGGAAACTTTACTGTTGATGAATATTTTATTGACGGTACTGACACTTTAGATACTAATCCAGGTATATCTGTAGTAAGAGGACAAGCATATACATTTACTCTTTTATTATCTTCATCATCTCTTACATTAAATATATTTCAAGATGATCCTGGTAATCCTGCAGGAAATAAAATAGCTTACAATGATGGGGTGTCATGGACTTCAGTTGACGGGAATTCAACATTAACTGAAAGTAATGCACAAGGACAAAGTACTGGTAAAACACTTTTTACAGTTCCTGCAAATGCGCCAAGTATATTATATTACGGAGACGGAGACGGAAGTCCAAGAGGTTCTATAGCAGTTACAGATCCAACAATTTCAGGTATTGGATCTTTTAGTAGTATTCTTACTACAGGAGATTTAACTGCACAAGGTGAAAATGCTACAGTAACATTGGCACCAACTGGTAGTTCAGGAACAGTTGTTATTAATCCTACCAATGGTGGTACATTAAGTAACATGGATGTTAATGCATTAAAATTAACATCATCAGATAATGTGTCATTAGCTGGAGCAAATTCTATAATAACAATTAAACCTACAGGAACAGGAACAGTTGAAGTGCATCCTAATACAAGTGGTAAGTTAGACAATGTTGTTATTGGATCAACTACAGCTCAAAACGGAGCCTTTTTAGACTTAAAATCTACGTCAGGAACGTTAAATAACACAGTGATAGGAGATGTTACTCCTACAGCAGGAAATTTTACAGTAGCTACTATGACAGCAACACCAGTAGGACCGAAACAGATAACTAATAAAAAGTATGTAGATACTACAGCATCGGCTTTAGCGATCGCACTAGGGGTATAACTTAAGATGGCAAAAACAAAAGTAGAACAATATGTATTTCAACCAGGTATCCCTGTTACAGATAACCGCTATGGCATGGCGCATGATCTTATTAAGAATAATGTTGAATTCATTTGTGATGAAACAGCGGCATGGATTGCTGAACAAGTTAAAATGGAGCCAACATATCCAAATGCGTATGCACAAATTATAGCAAATAAAGAATTTGTAGCTGACGAAGTAATGGCTTGGTTTGATGCTACATATCCAGGAGTTCACACAGCAGAAAGACATGAAAAATGTGAACGTGATACAAGATACAACATTGACGCAATTGCATATGATTTAAATACTGGTGGTAATTCTAAATGTATTGAATATGCAAAAAAATATTGGGAAGGTACTAATTCAAACCTTGCTAACTCAAGTGAACAAACGTATGCACTTGCTGTTAATAATAAAGTAGTAGAAATATTTAAAGATTATATTCTAAAAAATGTTGCATATACACCACAACAATCACCAATAGTTACTACACAAGATTCAAGTAACCCAGTTGGTGAATCTTATGCAATATACAGAGTAATAGAATTAAAAGATATTCTTAATGATGTTACTGAAAACGGATTAAGTGCAATACCGGCAGTAACTCCATCATGGGCAGGATACACTTATGATCCTGTACTTTGTGAAAGAGATACAAGATATAACTTACAAGGTACTGATAGTACAGGTGGTATACTTTTTGATTTAAGGTATGGTGGTAATGAACAAACAAGATTTACTGCTAGTAAATATTGGATTAATTCAACACCACAGATTGACGGTAATAGAACACCTGAAATATTTGCTAAAAATTATGTACGTGATTTAATTAATAATTATATTTTAGCACAACCTACACCAGCACCAACATTTCCGTATGCATTAGTATTAATTGATGCAAATAAAGAATTTATAGCTGACGAAGTAATGGCTTGGTTTGATAATACTTACCCAGGAGTTCATACACCAGAAAGACATGCAAAGTGTGAACGTGATACTAAATTTAATATTGATGCAATTAGATCAGATTTATATACTGGTGGTAATCATCAATCCATTAAAATGGGCAAAAGGTACTTTACCGGAATATCTACTTTACTAGGTAGCGGTGAACAAGCGTATGCACTTGCTGTTAATAATAAAGTACAAGATATCATTAACAATTATATTCTTACAAACACATCATATACAACTCAGCAAGTTCCAGTAGTTACTACACAAACTACAAATGCAAATAATGGAGAAGTTGGATGTACTTCTAGAATAGCAGATGCTGTTACTATTATTAATAATATTACTGAAAATGGTCCAGGAGTTGCTCCAACTCCAGGATATACAAATGCAGGTTATACACCATTACAAACAGCAACATCTCAATATTTTAATACAGCTAGTGTGGCAGAAAGTGCCGCGGCTGGTATTATAACAGATAGATTTAGCATTATTACTGACGTAGTTGAAAATGGTCTAGATAATGTTCCAGCTGTTATTAAAGCTGGAGTTAGTTCTATTAGATTACAAACTCGAGTACCAACAAATGACTTATTATTAATTACTGATACTACAGTTAATGAAGTCTTGTTTAACTTTACAGATCCAGAAAGAGGCGCTACTGTTAAGTTCCAAACAGACATGAATGCTCTCACTAAAAATACTGACGATGATTTTCCAAAGTTTTTAGAAAGAACTGGTACAGTTACAACTATCTTTTTAGATGTAAACACAGATACTCCAACATATCATCCTAATGCACTTGTTCAATTAGAAGCAAATAAAGAATTCTTACAAAAAGAAGCTACTGCATGGATTGGTAATAATGTTTCAACAGCTACTACATATCCTTTTGCTAATGCATTGATAGTTGCTAACAAAGAATGGTTGGCTGACGAAGTAATGGCTTGGTTTGATATAACATATCCAGGTGTCCATGATACTGTACAGCATGAAAAATGTGAACGTGATACAAAATATAACATTGATGCAATTGCATATGACATCCTAAATGGAAGCAATTCTAAAACTATTGAGTACGCAAAAAGATATTGGGAAGGTGTAACTTCTAATCTTACTAATTCAGGTGAAGGATTTACAGCTACTACTGAGCAAGAAATATCATATGCTATTGCTGTTAATAATAAATTAAGAGATTTAATTATTAATAATGTACTTACAAATACAATGGCGACAACCGTACAAAGTCCTATTGTAACAGTACAATCTACTAATGCTAATGATGGTGAGACAAAAACACTTGGAAGAGTAACAGATCTAGTTGCAATATTTACTAGTGTTATACAAAGTGGAACATCAGTGTTACCAAATACTATTCCATCTTGGTCTGACTATACTTATAATGGACCAAAATGTGAAAGAGATGTAAAATATCAAATTGACGCTCTTAAGTATGATTTAAAATATGGCGGCAATCTTGAAACTTATAAAAATGCTGAAAAGTATTGGTATGGAGCAACACCGCAAATTGATGGTGATCGTTCACACGAAGTATATACTAAAGAATTTATATTACGATTAATTAATCATTATGTATTTAAAAACATTTTATGGCCTACATTACAAGCAGGTCCAGGGGCTGTCGCTCAGGTTACATGGTATACTGCGGCAGAGTTAGGTACATCAGATAGAACAAGTGAACTATTTAAAGTTGTTAATGATGTTATTACACATGGTACAAGTGTACTGCCTGTTAAAGATGAAAGACAAATATTTTCAGAAACAGATGATCTTCAAATATTTATTGACCAAGGTGAATTAAGAACTAGACCATACGACTTTGGTACTGATGCAATTGAACGTATGAGAATTTCAGCTCCAGTATCTATGCTTGATGCTGACTTTGAGTATGGATTACAACCTACGAAGTGGCAAGCGATTGCTACACAAAGAGGTTATCCATCAATTTATGAAGTACCAGGTACAGATAAACAAGTGCAATCAGTTGTAACAGACGCTTCAAGTGGAACTGGTGGAATTGGTCAGTCATTAATTACTGTTACTACGATTGGCGCTCATAACTTAGAGTCAGGAACTCCAATTACACTTAAAGCATTAGAAAATTCAGTAGCAGGGGCAAGTAGAGCTGAAGGCTCATTTATTATTTCAACAACACCTACTATTAGTACATTTACATATTTTGCAAAATCAAAAGTTGGTACAGCTAACGGTGAAGTACTTTCAACATTTTATACACAATTACGCGAAGCAGGATTTTATACAGGAGCGTCAATTGGTAATCCATCATTTACTATTGAATCACAAGGTGCCGCAGGAGTATTATATAATCCATTAGCGGTATTAAATGGGACAGATAAGATTACATGGGACGGAACACTTCCAGAAGTTGGTTCTCCGATGTTAGTTGAATCTGGCATGGCTATTGCAATTTATACATACTCGGCGGCAGATGCTTTACGAACAGCAGGAACTTATAATAATATCGTTGGTACATCAGATAGCGTAGTTGCAGACTTAATTGTTCCAACAGTTAATATTGTAATTGACGGGACAGGTGCCGCAGTAGCAACTATTGTTACAGGTGGACGACGTAATGCAGTTAATGATACTATTACAGTTACAGATGCACAATTAGGTAGTGGCGGAGCGGCGAATTTAACATTTAAGATCCAAACAATAAACAATGGTGTAGGAATTCCAACTGGTGCACAGGTTACATCAGTACAAGGTACTGGTGGAACAATTGCAACACTTCAAACATCGTCAGATGTTGCTATTGGTTCTAACGTAATTCCAGTTACAAATACTGCAGGTGTATTAACTGGTATGGGAATTGATAGAGGTGACGGAACTGCGGTATTTGTAAGTAGTATTGTTGGAAATAATATTAATTTAGATGGAAATACAACGAACACAATTATTGGTAATAATGTTACTTACACAGCATTATCAGGAACAAATGTTACAGGTGCAGGATTTGGAGCAACATTTGATATTAGTAGAGCAGGCGGAACTTATACTGTAACTGTTAACGACGACGGAGATGATTACGAAACTGGAGATGTTATTATAGTTTTAGGTAATTCACTAGGTGGTACTACTCCTGAACATGATTGTAGAATTGAAATTACAGAAGCAGATACTAGCGGAGATATTGTTACTATCACTACAACAGGAACAGCATTTGATGGAAATGCTAACTATATAGGCTTAACAGGTACAAACGCTAATGGTGTTGGTACTGGAGCATTGTTTGATATTACATATACTAATAATTCATATAGTGTTAGTTTAGCACAACCAACTTATACAAATATTTCAGGAACATCATTAGGTGGTGTTGGTACTGGAGCGGCTTTTGATGTTACTTTAACTAATAATGTTTATACTATTGCACTAAATGCCGGCGATGCTAGTACAGGGTATATTGTTAATGATTATATTAAAATTGATGGATTACAATTAGGCGGAGCTTCGTCAACTAATGATGCTTTAGTTAAAGTTACAGGAATTAATGCTGGTGCTATAACTAGTATGACTATTACTGGTACTGGAGCCGACGCAAACGTTACATATTCAGGTGTTGTATATACTACTACAAGTATTGGTGGTCTTACAGCATCTATTAATGTTACTAGAGTAGGTACAGTTTATAGTGTAGCAATATTTGGCGGTGGTTCAGGTTATGGAGTAGGTGATACATTAAACATTTTAGGAACAGCCTTAGGTGGTACAAGTCCAACTAACGATGCAACTGTTACTATAGCTACTGTTAATGCTGGAGGTACTATTCAAACAGCAACTATTGGCGGTACAGCGGTTAATGTTCAAACATTTAGTAATGTAAGTAGCCATACAAATCAATTAGGTGAAAATGCACAATTTAATGTTACTGTAAATTATAATAATACATATTCAGGAGTTCTTGGAGCACTTGGTGGCAATACATATAATGTTGATTCACAAATAGTAATTGCAGGAACATCATTAGGAGGAGCAACACCGGCCAATGATGCTACTATTACAGTTACTGGTGTAAATGGTATAGGATTAATTCAAACATTTACAATCGCAGGAACATCAGCTGATGCAACAACTGGATATGTTGTTGGTGACTTATTAAAAATTGCAGGACCTACATTAGGTGGTATTAATACAACTAATGATGCAGAAGTTAGTATTAGCACAGTTAGTGGAACAGGTGTAATTACTGGACTTACAATTAGTGGTACTGCCGCAGATGCAACAGCAACTTATTCTGGAGTAGCATATACTACAAATACAGCCAGTGGAACAACAGCAGACTTTACTGTAACTAGATTAGATATAGCGTATTCGGCAATTATTAGTACCCCAGGAACAGGTTACTTAGCAGGTGAAACATTTACAATTGACGGAGCAAATTTAGGTGGTGGAACTGGTACAAATGATTGTACAATTACAATTGCTACAGTTGGTGGCGGTGGTGAAATTTTAACTATTAATGTAACTGGTACAGCATTAGATCAAGCAAGTTATTACGGAATTAGCCAAGCAGATGGTCAAGCAATTATGACAGTTGGTGCAGGTGCTACTTGGGATGTAGTATTAAGTGGTGGTTCTTATACACCGTCACTTGCTAATGGTGGTACACTTTATAATGCAACACAAACAATTAAAATTCTTGGACCACAATTAGGTGGTGCAAGTCCAACTAATGATTTAGAACTTACAATTAATAGTGTTACGCCAACAGGAGCAATTTCTACTTTTAGTCATAGTGGTACAGCACCGGGTGGAAGTGCTAGTTATACTGGTATTGGTGGAACAAATTTAAATAATATAGGTACTAATGCTACGTTTACAGTAACACGTTCAACAGGAGTATATAGTACGCCGACAGTAGTTGCTGATGGTGAAAATTATCTTGCAGGAAACAAAATTAAAATTACAGGATCACAACTTGGTGGTGTAGATGCAACTAATGACATTATTGTAACAGTTGGTTCAGTAACAACAGACGGAAGTATTACTACTGTTACAGGATTAGGATCAGGAATTACAGGAACAGTTGTTCAAACATATTCATCAGTTACTTTATCTGAATCAATAACACAGGCCTTAACAGCACAGAGTACTATTGCTTTTGCGGCATTGGCTACTGTTAAAATTACATTTGCTACTGCACACGGATTAGTTCCAGGAGATTCATTTATTATTACTGTAGCTAGTGATAGTGGAGCAAACAACCATACACTTTGTGAAGGTCCATTCTTTGCACAGCAAGTTCCATCATTACTTACACTAAAATATCAATGTAGAGCACCAGGAACAATTGGTGATGTTAATGATATAATTGCAGACATTTATCCAAGACCAGATTCGTTCTTTGTACATAGACCATATGATGGTGGTGTTATGTTAGGAACAGGTGGACCACAACACGGTGCACAGGCAATTAGACAGAGTAAAAAATATATTAGGTATCAATCAGGTAAAGGTATTATGTATACAACGGGTGCCTTATTTGCACCAAGTTACGATTTGCTTAACGTTACAGCAGAAGACGTAACAATTGGATCATTTATTACTGTTACTACAGATGATGTAGACCACGGTCTACAAATTGGTGGAGTAATTAGATTACTTGGAATTGAAACTCCAGGATATAACGGAGATTATACAGTAGCATCTGTTGTTTCAGAAAGACAATTTAGAGTTGTTGCTGATTTCAAACTAGGTAGCACAACTCCAACATTAAGTCCAAAAGCACAAGTTTCGTTACTTACATGGCACGGTGCAACTGTACGTTCAGGAGCATTTGATGATCAGAACGGTATCTTTATGGAGTATGATGGAGAAAACTTTACTTGTGTACAACGTACTGCAACACTACAATTAGCAGGAACAGTAAGTGTACCTGTTGATAGTAACTTATGTACAGGAGTTGGATCAAGATTTAGAGATCAACTTAAAGCAGGCGATAGAATTGTTATTAAAGGAATGACCCATGTTGTTTCTAATATTGCAAGTGATACAAGTATGTATCTTACACCTGACTTTCGTGGTGTAACTCCAGCGTCAGCTTGTAAAGTATGTTTAGTTAGTGATAAGAAAACTAAACAAAACGAATTTAATAAAGATAAACTTGACGGTTCTGGTAGTAGTGGATATATTATTGATGTGTCTAAGATGCAGATGATGGGAGTCCAATACAGTTGGTACGGAGCAGGATTTATTGACTATATGTTACGTGGTGATGACGGTAACTTTATCTTCTTCCATAGAATGAGAAATAGTAATATAAACACAGAAGCATTTATGCGTACTGGTAATATGCCAGTTAGATATGAAATTACTAACGAAGGTCCATCAGGAAAACTAGCGGCAGATATTGATTATGCACAAACTACTATTCCATTAGTAGATGCAAAATATTTTCCGAATGCAGGAACAATTTTTATTGATGGTGAGATGATTAACTATACAGGCATTACTGGAGATACATTAACTGGGGCAACAAGAGCGGCGCCGATGTCAAACTATGCATCAGGAGCCAACAGAACATATACAGCTGGAGAAGCCGCGGCTCATACAGCAAAAACAGGTGTACCACTAATTAGTAATACTATATCACCGATTATATCACACTGGGGATCAGCGTTCTTAACAGACGGTGGCTTTGATAGTGATCGTGGTTACATTTTCTCATACGCATCAACTGGTAACGAAATTACTACAACAAGAAACACGGTGTTTATGCTTAGACTAGCACCTAGTGTATCTAACGCTATTGTTGGTGACTTAGGTGAACGTGAGCTACTTAACAGAGCCCAGTTACTACTTGAAGGTATTGAAGTTACATCAGATACAAGTACAGGTGGTATCGTTATTGAGGGTGTGTTAAATCCACAAAACTATCCCACAGATCCAGGTAACGTTGGGTGGGCTGGATTATCAGGACTTGCTCAAGGTGGCCAACCTAGCTTTGCACAAGTGGCACCAGGTGGATCTGTTACATGGAGTACAGGTGCTACACAGGTTGTTAGAAATGCAACTACAACGGCACAAATGACAGACTCGGCTAATTCATTATATAATAGATCAAATACTGTATGGCATTACTTTTCAGGAGCTGAATGGGATGCCTTAAATGATACTGTTCAAACCGGTGTAGAAGTTGTTGCTACTGGTAACCCTGCGGCAGGGTCTTCAGACTTTCCAGCAGGAACAACAGTATCTGATATTTACTACCAATCCTGGTATCCTAGATATCAAGTTAGAATGAGTAATAGAAACTCAGGCTATGTTAGTGCTGGTGAATCAGTTACATTTGGTATTGGTGGCGAGTTATCTTATACTAACTACTTGTACTTTACAAAAACAAGTTGGGAAGGAACTGCCGCAGTTTCTGGTACAGAAGTAAGCGATTCTAAATTTCCGGCGGGTACTGCGGTATCAAATGTTCAAGGACCATTAGAGTTTGGTGGAGTAGAGTATTATAAAGTAACGTTTTCACAAACATCAATTGCAACTGTGGCGGCAGGTGCAAATGTAGGATTCTTATTTGGACAACCACCGTATGCACAGCCAGGTGAAACTGTATTTTCATTCATTGCAAACCCAGGTAGTCTTGCAAACTTAGATTTATCAGGATTGAAAGAACTAACAAATACTACATTAGGTGGACGAGGAACATATCCAAATGGACCTGATGTATTAGCAATTAATGTTTATAAAACGTCTGGTGCGGCTGTTAACGCGAACTTAATTCTAAGATGGGGTGAAGCACAAGCCTAAGTATTAAACGCAATCGTTGTACGTATTGTGTCTTTTCCACTTTCTAATATTTCATGTTTCAAGTAACTTGGAAACAATAGTATTCTTCCTTTAACAGGTTGGTATACATATTCCTGCCAAGAAAACTCTGCATTAGTATCATGTTGTGATTGATATTGTACTAGGGGATTAGGATTTCTAAATTGTAAGCCTCCAGCATTTTCATTTGCTCTAACCCAATATATTCCTGAAATGCTTCCTACACCGTGGTCGTGTTCTTTATGAACATCACCTTCTATATAGTCTTGAGTCCACCAAGACAATGCATGAATATCTGGAGTGTTAAAACTAGAAGTTCTTGTTTGTACTGATCGCATATTACTTTGTGATTGATACATGTCGATCCCCCTACATATTTCTCTATATAAGTCATTTAAATCATGAACATGTAAATCTATAATCTTGTTTGGTTCAAAGTAATCTGTGGCATGTGGAGCGTTAGCATCTGGTCGCGGCAAATCTTTAAGTTTTTTTACTACTACCTTTTCTACATGATCTGCTAACTTAGGATCAATATCGTGTACTAATACACCAACTGGGAAGAGCTTTTCTATATACATATTATACCGGATTACTTTTGTGTATTTTTAGCATCTTGACTATCTTCTATTGGTTGGCTATCGCCAGGCATAAGCCGATAATTATCTTCTACTGAATCAGGTGTACTAACTTCGGTTATGCTACTTCCATCTTCTAATGCTACTAATTGATGGGGTTGTAAAGGAGGGTTATGCCAAGTGTCGCCTTCTTTTAATTCTTTTTGGTATAGTTGAGCAGTATTAGTGTCAATGTAATTTAACATAAACTTGCCGTTATTTACAAACCAAGTTTCGTCTTTATCTTTATGAAAATGCATAGAAAATTTATTACCTTTTTTAGCGAACACTAAAATTTTACCACAATATTTGTCATTAGTTGCCCAAATAAGTTCGTATCCCCAGCCCTTTTCTACTGTTCCATTTAATTGTGTCATATGATAAAATCCTCTACCGGTTTAAATTTGTACTCTCCAATAGTATTACTTAACTTTTCTATATCTGCTTTTGTATAATACTGGTATTGTTTTACTAAGTTTTCGGGCATAGGTATTGTATTAATTTCAGCTCCCCATTTTTTAGCTATTAGTTCTGCTATTTGTAAGAAAGTTCTAGTTTGCCCTGTACCAATATTCCAAATATCTGTTGCATCAACTGTTAAAAATTTTTCTAAAATTTGACATACATCACCTACATGAATAAAATCTCTATGTATATTCTCACTATTTTCAAAAACATTTATTTTTTTAGTTTCAATTGCTTGTGCTTTAAACTTATGAAATACACTTTTTTGATCACCTTTATGTTCTTCTCCAGGACCATATACATTAAAAAATCTAAATCCTTGAACATTAACTTGATATTCAGTTATTGACTGAACGTATCTATCAAATAAGTATTTGCTCCAAGCATATGGTGATTGCGGATTTACAGGCGAGTTTTCTTTAAATTCTGTATTGCTTCCATATACACTGGCACTTGAAGCATACATAAAAGTTACTCCAAATGTATCACATAATTCTAACATTTTAATACTAAACTCATAATTTTGCTTTAGGATTTTATCAACATCTTTTTCTGTTGTATCACTAATTGCACCTAAATGAATTACTCTATCGTATTCTTTTGGATCTGGAAATCTTCCATCAATATAATCATACCCTTCTACATCATGTCCTTTATGGGCAAGATAAGGGCCTAAATTTTTACCTATAAATCCGTTACTTCCTGTAATTAAAATTCTCATTCTTTCTCCGGCATTGTAATAGAAATTTTTTTTATTAGTTCTGTTGTTGAATGTCCTTCTACCTTAGGAAATATAACTACCTTTGCTATATCATTTCCTACAGTTGTTTCTACAGTATAATCTCCGCCTTTTACAATGATATCTGGTTTAACTTTTTCAATAGTATCTATTGGAGTATCTTCATCAAATATTATAACCTCATCTATAAATCCTAATTCTTCTAATGTTTCTTTTCGCTTTATTTCATTGTTAATGGGTCTAGTTTCGCCTTTAAGACGCTTAACACTTTTATCACTATTAATGCCCACCACAAGGCGTTTACCTAGCGTGTGTGCGTGTCTAAGTAGCTTTAAATGACCAGTATGCAGTATATCAAACACCCCATTAGTCCATACAATACCCCTATCTAAATCATCTAATGTTACTAGAACAACTCCACGTTTTTCTACACTACGAGTTGCGGCATAACTGGCAAGTTCACAAGCATAAGGAATACTTAATCCTTTATTATAAGCATAAACTATAACTGCTAAAACTATATCTCCTGCACCTGTAACATCTGAGACTTCTTTTATATCTTCTTTAAAATAATGATATTCACTATCTTTATTTAAAACATGAATACCATTAGAACCGTCAGTTACAACTAACCAAGTCCAATTATGATCACGCATATATTCTAACGCATGAGTTTTATTATACTTACCATTCCATTCTTCATATTCTTTTATATTAGGTTTTACTAAAAAGGCACCATCATAATAATGTGCATCTTGTTTAGGATCAACAAATAATTTTATATCTGCTGTACCTAATAATTCTTCAACAGTTTCTTCAGTAACAGTTCCTTTATTATAATCACTAATAACAACAATATCATTATTAGACAGACTTTCTGATAATCTTTTTAATGCTTCTTTACCGGTATATTTTGTTTCTCTATCCCAACGTAAAAGATGTTGTCCTGAATCTCCTACAAGTCTTGTTTTAATAGTTGTTCTATATGGCTTATCTAAACTAGATAAATTACTAACTATATCAGTCTTTCCTAATAAGTGAAGTACATGAATTCCTTGCGTATCTTTTCCTACTACTCCATATAATTCTGTATTAACATCTATATTTTTTAAATTAATTGCTAAATTAGCCGCACCACCTAAATTAAATGTTTGGTGGTGTTCGTTTAAAATTAAAACATTAGCTTCAGGAGATACTCTATCAGCTTTACCGTTAATCCAACGGTCTAACATTATATCTCCATACACTTTGATCATTTTTGTTCCATTAGCGATACTAATTTAAAAACTGTTTCTAATTTTGTTAAATTTGATTTATTTTGTAAAGTATTTCGTAAGCCTTGATGTAACGGTTTTGGCCACTTATTAAATCCTACCCAAGCATATCCGTTATGTTCTTTATTTAATTTTGGTATGAATTCTTCTTTTATAACACATAGATATGTATGGAACTTAAACTTTTCGTCACTACTAACAAAAGTTTCTAAAGGAATAGATTTAATTATAGAAGGTGTATTTCCTATTTCTTCTTGTACTTCTCTTTGTAATGCTTGAAATGGGATTTCTTTAGTCTCGTTAGTTCCACCAACAAGTCCCCAAACATTATTTTGTTTACTTTGGGCTCTATGTAAAAATAAAAACCTATTAGTATCTAAAGTATAGAAGAGAGCACCACTACATATTATATCAGTCATACTAATAATTATGCTAAAGAGCTAGGCGCCAGGTGCCGATTCGATATGTGCCTTCGAAGCTTAATGTCCATTCTGAACCGTCCCATCTATATTGGATACCGGTATTAAGGTTGGTTGTATATTTAATATCTATTGTAGAGTCTGAACCGTCATTATTACTAGCATTAAATACTATAGTCCAGCTATTTCCGTCCCATTCAACTATATCATTAGCTGATGCAATAAAATCAACACCAGCTACGCTTTTCCAAGCATCTGGGCCATCAGCATTAGTTGATGCACCAATATCTTCTAACAATAAAATTCTAGTACCACTAACTTTAAGGTTTGTTGGATTAGTTCTTGTTGGATCAATAATATAGTCAATTGTACCTTTAGTAACTGCTGGTCCTTCAAATATTGAATTTGTAGGAATAGTATCAACATCCCAGTTTACAATTATTTGAGTTTCGTCTAGAGAGTTTAATGCAAATGTACCAATAACATTTCCAACATCTAACCTATTCAAATAAATTTTGCTTAGTCCTGCTATATACTCTCCAAGCTCTGATTCTAAAACTGTACGCCAATTAATTTCGCCAGCAACTCCATTTTTACCTAATACAACTATATTGTTAGTTACAATAATATCATAGCCTGCCGCAGTAACAACTTCTAATGAAGTAGCACCTTGTCTAGAAGTAACACTTGATTTAGACTTATCAGCTAGTTGCGGATCATCTGTAGATACATTAGCCAGTGAAGGATCTTCTGCTTTAACATCTTGTGAAGAACTATCATCATATGCTTTAAGTTCAGGAATACTTTGACCTAAATCAATAGTTCCTTTAGTTTCATCGAAAATGCTCATAACAACGCTTGTTATAACACCTAATTTTTTAACTTTAGCTGGAGGTGATAACCAAATTGGAGTAGTAAACCCTAACTGTCCTACATCAATTTCAGATTCTGTACCTATAGGAATACTTCTAGTAGAAAATTGAATGTTATCTAAATTTACTACACTTAAACTTGTCCAATCAACATAGTTATCAGTTGTTTGTATTTCTAAACTAGGATTAAACAATGTTAATATCTGTTCTATTATTTGTAATTTTTGCTCTGTATTAGTTGACCAAATATCACAATTAATACCTAGCGTAAATGGTGTTGGTGCTAGTCTTTCTACAGTATAATTTTGTCCTTGTGTATTTAAATATTCTTTACCTGTACTATCGTAAGCTCTTTCACGCAAATGTATTTTACCTACAAAAGAAGCATCAAATGTTCTTTGTCTATCCATTTCTAATGTGGTTATATAAATGCTTATTCTTGGAGCACTAGGTATTTTGTTTTCACTATTATCACGTATAATATGACCAACTTGACGTGTGATATCGCCGTACATCACAGGTATTTGTGTTAAGTTACCTTTACCGTCTTTATAAGAGAAGTTACTAAACAACCTTGTAAGTTGCGTAATATAACGTCTTATCTGAGCATCGTAAAAATGTTGCATTAATTATCTGCCTTTGGTTTCAATGCTTTGGATAGAGGTTGTCTTTCTTTAACATTTGTTTGAGTTCCAATTGTAGCTGTTTTAGTATTATTTACAAATCCAGTTTTATGTGTATTTCTTGTATCTGTATTAGTCATTGTCATACGTACTGCATCTTCCATCTTAACCCACCTTTTCGAATCATATCTAAATAATCTATTAGGTAAAAAGTCTGTTCGTAAAAAATAATCGCCTTTAATACTACTTGTTGGAAAACTAATACCATGTCCAAATGCTTCACCGTTAGGAGCAATTCCATCTCCAAGTAAGTAACCATCATAGCCACTTCTTTCTGGAGTTTGATTAACTCTGTCAGCTAATAGTCCGGCTTGACTTGCATCTAATGTATTAATATCAGTAGTAACAAGTTCTGGTTTACCTTTGTCATCTACTTGTAATGTATATAAATGTTGTGTGTCATATCCTGACTTAGGTGCATCAGCTTCTGCTTGTTGAACAACAGCATTATTAATTTGCATTTCTTGTTCATATGTAGAAAGTACATCTCTAAGTGTTTGAGATGATCCTTCTTCAGCAGGTAAATCTAATATCTCTTTAAACTCTTGGCTATCAACAATCTGTTTTAATTTAACTCTATATAAATGTGGAAACCAAGTTTGACTAAAGCCTTCTGCGGCTCTATTTACATCTTCTACTACATAAAACCGTTTAAGTGCTACACTATAATCATTAAGTGCATGTGGATCTTTTAAGTGTGGAAATTCTATTACATCACCTGACATAATTTTTCTACCTAATGTCTGCACACTATCATTAATATGTATAGTCATCATTAAGGTATCGTTTTGTAAGAATAATCCAAATTGACTCATATCAAAGTCAACATCTTGTACGTTATAAATTCCTCGAATTTCATAGATACTAGGATCATACTTTCTATCCCTATTTTCAAGGAATAGCATATCCTGAATATTTGTTTCTTTTACAGCATCATACCGTGGTTTATCAGCCGTGGCATCAGCTTCGTCAGGATTTTGTGGTCCTAAATATTTGTGTATAAAAACGTCAGTACCGCCAACAGTGAACATCTCACTAATGTGCCTATCAAGAAATTGATAATCAGCACCGCGTTCAGGTTTATATATAGATAACTTAGGCATCGTAATAGTATTTATTCGATGGCGGTTCCCGATAAATACTAATGGAGACTAACAAATATGGCTGATTTAACAACACAAAAACAAGAAGTATTTGATTATGTAAACCTATCATTAGGTGGGGGCATGGTCGATGTTGAACTTGATCCTACACATTACGAAGAAGCTCTTAAAAAAGCCTTTGCTAAATTTAGACAACGCTCTGATAATTCAGTTGAAGAATCGTATATGTTTATGCCAACTATTGTTGATCAGAATACCTACATATTACCACAAGAAGTTGTTGAAGTTAGAAAGTTATTCAGACGTTCAATAGGATCACGTACTGGTGGCGGTGATGGTGGTACATTATTTGAACCATTTAATATGGCTTATACTAACACTTATCTTTTAGCAAGTACAAATATGGGCGGATTAGCAACATATGAGTTATTCTCACAATATCAAGAACTTGTTGGAAGAATGTTTGGTAGTTTTATAGAATTTAAATGGAATACTACGACTAAAGAATTAACACTTCTACAGAGGCCCCGTGCTGAAGAAGACTTACTATTATACTGTTATAACTATCGCCCAGATAGCCAATTATTAACAGATTATCTAGCTGTACAATGGCTTAAAGATTATACACTTGCAACGTGTAAATATATGCTTGGTGAAGCTAGGAGCAAATTTGCCACAGTAGCTGGTCCACAAGGTGGTACATCACTTAATGGTGATGCTTTAAAACAAGAAGCCTTAGGCGAAATGGAAAAACTTGACGAAGAACTCAAAACTCAAGTTGCAGGCGGCCAAGGTTATGGCTTCTCAATTGGTTAAAAAACACTTGACAAACAGATAAATTTCTTATATAATAATACTTTATATATGAGGAATATTCAAATGGTAATTGGAATTTGTGGACTTATTAGTTCCGGCAAAGATACAATAGCAGATTATTTAATTAAAAATCACACCTTTCATAAAATCTCATTTGCAGATAAGCTAAAAGATAGTGTATCAGCAATGTTTAGTTGGAACCGTGAATTACTTGATGGTAAAACTAATGAAAGTCGTGAATGGCGTGAAAAAGTAGATACATACTGGACTAGCGAAACAGGTCGTACAATTACACCAAGACTAGTATTACAAGAATTTGGTACAGAATGTATGCGTAACGGATTTTATGATGGTATATGGGTTAGTTTAACTAAAAAGAAAATTATAGAAAATCCGCACATGAATTTTGTCTTACCTGATACACGTTTTCCAAATGAAGCAAAAATGCTATATGAAATTGGTGGTGAAGTTTGGCGTGTAAAACGTGGTAATGATCCAGCTTGGTTTAGTGAATATCAAGAACTAGGTGTAGAACCTACTGATGTACACCCTAGTGAATGGGCATGGGCACAAACTAAATTTAAACATATTATTAATAATGATGGTACTATTACTGAACTTAAAGATCAGGTACGAGATCTCCTTGCTTCCAAGTAACACCTTCTTTATATAAAATCTTACTACAATTTGCACAAACAGTTTTTAAGTTTGACGTACGAACATTGTTAAGGTTTCCATCTATATAGTAAACATGAAATTGTTCTTTATGCTTACTTTTAAATCCACACTTATCGCAAATACTTTTCTGTTTATATCCAGCATGAACCCACTTAGGTAATCCAGGCTCTGTACTTCCACGTTTAGAACAAGTTTCACAACGGCTTCTATAATAAGGAACACCTTCCTTATAATAATTAATTGCTACCGGCTTTTTACCGCATTTGCATAGGGGTCTCATAGTAGTATTTATACCTCCCCTTTTTATACCCCTTTTGTATCATATTTTTGCGGTGTATTCCGTACCGTTTTTTGGCAATTCATATAAATACTTGTAACATGCTCAACGGGAGAACATAAAATGGCTAATTTAGTATCACCAGGAGTACAGGTTCAAGTAATAGACGAAAGTTTCTATACACCAGCTGAACCGGGTACAGTACCAATGATATTCTTTGTATCTGCACAAGATAAGAAAAATGGTGCAGGAACAGGAACAGCCGCGGGTACAATGGCGGCAAAAGCAGGCGAACCATACTTGCTTACATCACAAAGAGAATTAACAGAAACATTTGGAGATCCAGGTTTCTATACAGACACAAATAACAATCCAATTAATGGTAGCGAATTAAACGAATATGGTTTACAAGCGGCTTACTCATACTTAGGTGTAAGCAACAGAGCTTATGTAACTAGAGCTAGTCTAAACACTACAGAACTACTTGCATCAGCTACAGCGCCTGCGGCTAACCCTGCAGATGGTACATATTGGTTTGATACAGGAAATACACTATGGGGTATTTTTGAATGGAATTCAAATGCGGCTACTGTTACTGGTGGACAGAGCTTTACAAATAAAGTTCCAACTGTAATTACAGATAACACAAAATTAGTAGGCAATTCAGCAACTGGTGTACCTAAGACTTCCGTTGGTCAAGTAGGTGACTATGTAGCCGTTGCAACTACTACTTTAGAAAAAATATATTATAAAAATGCTTCCGGAACTTGGGTACAAGTTGGATCTGATGCATGGATGGCTTCAAACGCAACTGTAACAGGTACGCAAAGCAATCCAAGTATTACTAACGGTAATACAATAAGCATTAATGGAACTGTAGTTACATCAGGTGGAACTGCATTAAGTAATGTTGAAACAGCAATTAATGCCGCAGGTATTGCCGGCGTAACTTCAGCTGTAGTTGATGGTAAATTAGAAATTTATGCAAATAGTACATCTGCAAGTGACGGATCAACTGCTGATGGTAAAATTGCATTAGCGGCAGGCGGCGGAACATTACTAGCAGAGATCGGACTAACGGCGGCAACTTATGCGGCACCGGCTTTGGTTATTTCAGCACATACTAGTGTACCAGAGTTTAAAGTAAGTGACACAGTACCAAGACCAACAGGGTCAATTTGGGTTAAAACTACACAACCTAATGTAGGTGCACGTTTTAGAGTTAAAAGATTTAACGCAACAACGGCACTTTGGGAAGATATTGTAGCTCCAATGTATGCAACAAACCAGTCAGCTTTATACAACTTAGATAAAACTGGTGGCGGAGTAAACTTGGCACAGGGCGTTTTATATGTAAATTATAATAATGCAGAAGCAACTGATAATATTGCAGACTTTAAAATTTACAGACGTAGTACTACAGGATCTACTAGAATTGTAAGTGATATTATTACTACACAACTTACAGCTGGAACGTATGCATTTAATATCCAAGAAACAAAAGTAGCAGTAGAGGCTTTAGCGGCTGATGTAACTATGAGTGTAACTACAACTGGTGCATCAACTGATGCAGATTTAGTTGCAGGAGCAATTAACTCAGGTGGTTTTACTAACATTGTTGCTTCAGTAGATGCTTCAAATAGAATTGTTATTGAACATAATGATGGTGGCGACTTCCGTATTAAAGATACTGGAACAGTATTAGCATTGGCGGGATTTGCCGCTTATGTTGATGCTAACTCAGGAACACCTAACTTGTATACAGCACCAACTGGCGACACTACACATGATTTTGTTGCAAGTAACTGGCAAGTATTAACTCAAACATCAAGCACAGATGCTCCAACTGCCTTAACAGTAGATGGACGTATTTGGTACAGCTCAATTGTTGATGAAGTTGATATGATGATACACAATGGTACTACTTGGGTAGGCTATCAAGATTCAACTAGCCCATTTTACGCAGTAGCTTCTGGAGATAAAACAGATCCAGCAGGTCCGATTGTAACGGCTACAGAGCCAACTTTACAATCAGATGGAACTGCACTTAAAAATGGTGATCTTTGGATTTCAACAGCAGACACAGAAGCATATCCTAAGATTTACAAATACAATGGCACAACATTAAAATTTGTACTTCTTGATAATGGCGATCAAAGTACTGAAGACGGAGTTCTTTTTGCAGATGCACGTTATAATACATCAGGTGCTAATTCAGACAAAGAAGGAACTATTGCGGCACTATTAGTAAGTAACTTTATTGATATTGACGCTCCAGATCCAGCACTTTATCCAAAAGGTATGTTGCTTTGGAACTTACGTAGAAGCGGATTTAATGTTAAGAAATTTGTTCGTAACCATGTTAACACGGCTACTGACAACATTAGATTTGGCGACGAATCACAAGACGCCTACTATGCACACCGTTGGGTTACTGAATCAGGTAACCAAACAAACGGAGCAGGTAGTTTCGGACGTAAAGCTCAACGTAAAGTTGTTGTACAGGCATTACAAGCATTAGTAAATAGCAACCAGAAAATTAGAGATGATGAATCAAGACTGTTTAACTTAATGGCTTGTCCGGCTTATCCAGAGTTAATTGGTGAGATGGTTACATTAAACTATGATAGAAGCCTAAGTGCTTTTGTTGTAGGAGATAGTCCATTTAGATTAACCCCGGATGCTACTTCACTTAATAACTGGGGTAAAAATGTTAACTTAGCAACTGAAGACAACGATGACGGACTTGTTACAAGTGATGAGTACTTAGGCGTGTTTTATCCAAGTTTATTTACAAGTGATAATGCAGGTAACAACGTAGTTGTTCCACCAAGTCATGGTATACTAAGAACTATTGCACTAAGTGATTCAGTTTCGTTTCCATGGTTTGCACCAGCAGGTACAAGACGTGGCGGAATTACAAACGCTAGTGCGGCAGGTTACATTGATAGCGAAGGCGAATTTGTAAGTACTGCACTTAATGAAGGTCAAAGGGATACATTGTATAGTAATGCAGTTAACCCAATTACATTCTTAACAGGTGCAGGTTTAGTTAACTACGGACAAAAAACTAGAGCCAAAAATGCTAGTGCGTTAGATAGAATTAACGTTGCTAGACTAGTAATTTACTTACGTGGACAACTTAAAAAACTTGCTAAACCTTATATCTTTGAACCGAATGATAAGATTACACGAGATGAAATTAAGGCACAAGCAGATAGTTTGTTACTTGAGTTAGTTGGTCAAAGAGCACTTTATGATTTCCTAGTTGTATGTGATGAATCAAACAACACACCAAGTAGAATTGATCGTAACGAGCTTTATTTAGATATAGCTATAGAACCAGTAAAAGCTGTGGAGTTTATTTACATTCCATTAAGACTTAAAAATACTGGTGAAATTGCAGGGCTCTAAGATGATAAATATTACTAACGAGGAGATATTATAATGAGCATTTCAACACTATCAAAACTTACAGTACCTTTGGATACTAGCTCTTCAGCAAGTAACCAAGGACTGTTGATGCCAAAACTCCAATATCGCTTTAGGGTGACATTAGAAAATTTTGGAGTTGCAGGCACACCTACATCGGAACTAACAAAACAAGTTGTTGATGTAACAAGACCTAACGTGTCTTTTGAACAAATTACTGTAGACGTATACAACTCACGTGTATTTCTAGCAGGAAAACATACATGGGAACCAATTACACTTAACTTACGTGAAGATGTTTCAAACAATGTACAAAAATTAGTTGGTAGTCAACTACAGAAACAATTTGATTTCTTTGAACAATCAAGTGCGGCATCAGGACAAGATTACAAATTTGTAACTAAAATTGAAATCTTAGACGGTGGTAACGGTGCGAATGCAGTTGGTATTCTTGAAACTTTTGAACTTTATGGTTGTTACCTAGAAAGTGCTAATTATAATACATTAGCGTATAGTACGAATGATCCAGTAACTGTAGCGTTATCTATTAGATACGATAATGCAATACAAACACCACAAGGTACTGGTATTGGTACAGCAGTTGGTAGAGCGGCTGGTACACAAGCTACAGGCGGCGCATCAATATAAGTATTACAAGTATAATATTTCCTAGTTAAATTAAGAAGGGGCTTTAATCGGCCCCTTTTTTCTTGACAAAACCCCCACATTTCGTTTTAGATAAATAATAGTATGGCTTCTAGAAACACATTTATGTCTAACTTTGCTCAAGGATTATTTAATCCTAAAGGCACTATGGGCGACTGGCATCACGCCAGGGCATTATATACTAACGATAGTTTTAGGCTTGCTCCTAAACATAAATTTTTATATCATGTAGTATTCAATCTTAATGCAACCGCTGTTAAGATACTTCCTCAATTAAAAACTGAAGAAATTAATATGTTAGTTAAATCAGTTGACATGCCAAAATTTAATGTAAGTACTTCTTTAAAACATCAATATAATAGAAAACGTAACTTACAAACAAGATTAGATTACGATCCTATTAGTATTACATTTCATGATGATAACTTTGGTCAAACAACTGCAATGTGGGAAGCATACTATAGATATTATTTTAAAGATGGAAATTATACAGGACATGATGGTATTAGTCCTCTAGATAAACATCATGCATATAATAAAGGAAACACTTACGTAGGTCAAATATATAATAAACATCGCTATGGTTTAGACAACGATAGTTTTTATAGTTTCTTTGACAGTATACAAATTTTTCAACTATCAAGAAGAAGATATACAGCCTTTACACTTGTTAATCCTATGATACAAAGTTGGCAACATGATAGTTTAGATAATAATTCGAGCGATGCAGTACAAAGCACTATGCAAGTATTATATGAAACTGTTTGGTATAGTCGTGGCGCTGTTGATACAGCACAAGGTATTCCGAAAATGTTTGGTTCACCTTCGGGACATTATGATACAACACCAAGTCCAATAACAGTAGAAGGTGGTTCAAACTTTGGAGGACTGCTTGGAGGTGGTGGTATTTTAGCACAAGGTGTAAATATTTTACAAGACATTTCAAGTGGACAAGCATTTTCTTCTCCAGGAAGATTACTTGGTACTATACTTAAAGGTGCTAACATTTTTAAAAATGCAAAAGGCTTGTCTATGGACGGAATTCGTCAAGAAGGATTTGGTATTTTAAAAAATGCACTTGGCGGCATTGGAGGTATAAGTGCAAACCAAGTAGGTGGAGTTGCTAGTTCGTTCTTTCCTAAAAATAGCGGATTAGGATCTATTATTTCAAACGTTACTCCGACGATTGCAGGAATAGGCACAGTTACGGCAGGATTTGCGGCTGTTAAATCATTGACTTCAGGAGGTGATATTTTAAGTACAGTAACAAAAGCCGCGGGCGTAGGAGTACTTCTTGCTTCGGCGGCTGATAGCCCCTTTGGTAAAAAAATAATTAATGCTGGAACTGATTTGGCTGGAGATGCTCTTTCATCAATTTCATCAGCATTTAATAATTTATCAGAAGGTGAACAAGCTTCAGAAATACTAGATGCCACTAACGCTATTACTTCTAATTCAAATGATGCTTTTGCTAAAGTTGAAAAAAGTGGTACTGCGTTTAAATCTGGTGGAACTAGTTTAATGGATTTTAGAGGTGCGGCATGACAACTAGAAGTACAGCTATAGACACTTCAGATCATAGAAGTAATTTACCTCGATCAGGTCCTAATGATACAGCCGATACAGTTAAAAGTATGTTTAACAAATACTTTACTGAATCTTTATCATTTCCATCTAATGAAGTAGATGCAGTTGTAGGTTTCTTTGAAAGTCGAGAATTTGATCCAACTAGTGCTAGAACACTTGGAACAGTTCTTATGCAACAGGCAAGACTTGATGGTGTAAAAGTATTTGAACTTTTAGATACACTTAAAGGTACAGATAGATTACAACTAAGTGCTGTCGTTACAGAAATATTAAATTATAATAGGTCAAAAATTAGTACCCTTGGTTATCGTGTCGATTCTTCTAGTGATAAATTAGAGAAGCGTAACGTGTTGGTATGACATGGCGAAATATGCACAGGGACGCTATAGTCTTAAATATACAGAAAAATAC